GTGCCGCTGCATAGGCTTCCCGTGCCACCCCGGCCGGCAGTGCCGCCGCCGCACCCACGGCCGCCACGGCCTGCAGCAGTGCCGCGAGGTCGGCCGTCTCGACGGGCACCAGCGCCGGCACCATCGGCCCGGGTTTGTCCGGTTGTCCTGGCGGGATGACTTGGTTGCCTTCGTCGATCGCGGCTTGCGTGTCGACAGCGCGCACCAGGAACTCGGCCATGGTCTCGTCGGCACGGGCGGCGGCGGCGGCCATCTTCTTGCGGGTCGCGATCGGCACCGCCTTGATGGTCATCGCGGCCTTGTCGGCTTCCTCGGGCATGGCGGCTTCCATTGCAGAAGCCTGGTTATACCCACGGATTGCCGGGTTTCCCCAAGAAGCAAACCGGCCGGCGTGCGCCCGCGATAACCGGCGATTATCAGGCGATACGATACGATGTCTCACAGCACCGTCGCGGCGTAGGGCGAGCCCAGCAGCGCCACCGCCTGCGCCGGCAGGGCGGCGGTCGCGTCGCTCGCCACCCACGACGCGGCGCCGACGCCTTCCACGGCCTCGGAGCGCAACAGCGGGTCACGGGTGCGGGCGGCCAGCCATGCCGCGACGGTGAGCCCGGCGGCGTGCCGCAGGTCGGCGGGTGCGCCGGCCGGCAGGTCGTAGCCGGCAGCATAGGCCACCGCCACCGTGCCGGGCGCCCAGGGCACCGCCACGCCGTCCTGCAGGCGGGTGAGCACCGAGCCCCGCAGCTCCCATTCGGACGCGTCCAGGGCGGCGCCGTCCACCGTCACGGCCGACACTACGGGCGCCAGGTCGCGGGTCAGGGTTATGCACGGCCTCGGCGCGGTCAGGCGCTCGATCTGCGCCAGCTCCTCCCGCTCGAAGCTCCGCCGCCTGCAGTGGTGGGCGATCGCCGCCGAGGCGCGGGTGATCAGGTCGGCGAGGTAGGCGTCATCGGCCACGCTGGTGATCGCCAGGTCACGCCGGATGGTCGGCAGGTCGGTCAGGTCGGCCGGCATGGGGGCGTCCTCCTACGGTTCGGGGTTGCGGCACCGCCGGTCAAGACAAAGGCCCCCACTTGGCGGCCTCGGCCACCTCGTATGGAACGCGACGGTGCTGTGACAGGGCAGTAGCGGCACGGTGCGCGATGTCCTCGGCCAGCTCGCGGGTGTCGCAAATGAACACCACGCGGGCGCGGTTTCTTTCCGCCTCGCGGAACGCTGCCCTTCGTTGTTGCCGCGTCGCTTCCGGAATCATCACAGCGACGGCGGGCGACTCCCCGCCGCTGTCGTCAGCGTGCCGGAAGAAAACCGCGTGCAAGGTCGAGCAGCCGAAGGCGGCGCAATGATCGCGGTCGATCTCTGTTCGCCACGCGGCTTCACCCATGGCTCTCCTCCTCCGGTTCGGGGTTGCGGCACCGCCGCCAGGTGCATTGACGGTCCGGGTTGGGGCGCGGCCTGGCGGTCACGGGCACCGCCCGATGTCGTCAATGTCGCTCGCGCGCATGGGGCACATACCAATGCAGAACGACTAAGAGAGAGAGAGAGAGGAATCGTCTGTACCCCCGTGTGCGCGAGTGACATTGACGACATTCACCGCGCGCCCCCTTTGACGTGCCGCGTCAGAAGCTCCCGGAGGCGGACCTTCGCAGCGTCCCGGGCGGCCCTTTCGCGCCGTGCCCGCTCGGCGAACACGCTGTGAACCTTGGGATTTACGTGCCAGGCGGTCGTCGGCCGGCCTTCGAGCTGCGGCTCGGCGCTCACCCACCCCATTGCTTCGAGGCTGGTCATCACGTCCAGCAGCTCGCGCCGCCTCTCCGGTGCCCGCAGTTGGCGGTAAGCCCGCATGATGTCGCGCGCCGCAACCCGCGCTTCGCCCCGGGAAAGCAGGAATCCAGCAATCCAGCGGACATGGCCGGTCTGATCGGACGCGAACATGACCGCCTCGGCCCGCAGCAGGTGGGGCAGCAGGATGTCGCGCATGTAGCGTGTCGCCGTTGTCGCGGCCCCCTTGGCGACATTGGCGACATCGGCGCCGAGCTCACCCCGGGCCCCGGCATCCGCCACGCCGATCAGGTGGAAGATCAGCACCAGGCGCGCCCACAGCCCCGGCCACTTGCCCATGACGGACTTGAGCCGGTCGCTCGCGTCGGGCATTCCCGCCACGGTTTCGGCCAGGTCGAGCACCGAAAGCCGGTGCTGGTGGGCTTCGGCGTGCAGCACCACCCGGCGTGGGTCGGTGCCGAAAGCGTCGCCGGGATGCAGGGCCGCCAGCGCCGGGAACAGCGCGGCGTAGCGTGCCAGCGCCTCCGCTTTGGGTTGCCGGTCCTCTCCGCGCCCCTGCATGGCCGGCACGCAGTAACAGAACCGCTGCAGCAGGCCGTCGTCGGCCGCCGCCTTGGCGATATGCCGGATCGGCGCGGGCTGGACGCCGCCGAGGACGCACGCGGACCAGTTCGGGATGGCGAAGCTCCCGCGCTGGATGCGGTCCACCGTGTAGCGGTCGCCGTTGTAGAGGCGCAGGTAGGCGCCCCGGTCGGCGCCACCGCCGCCGGTGCCGCTGCGGTAGCGGTCGAAAGACGCGATCCATTCGGACATTTCGTCCTGGCGTATGAGCACCTTCTTTGCCGGCGCCCGCTGCTTTGCCTCCGGGTCGTCGCGCAGGGCTTCCGTCACCGCCTCGATGGTCGTGCCTTCCACCAGGTAGCGGTCGAGGCGCGGCGCCTTCGGTTCGGTCGCGGGATCGGCGCCGGCGTCCTTCCATGCCTTCTTGTCGATGCGATACCGGCGTGCGGCCTCGGCGTGCCGGTCGCGCGCCTCGGCGTCCATCTTGTCGATCGGCGCCGTCGTCGCCCGGATGATCGGGCTCTTGAGCATCGACGGATCGCCCACGATGGCGCCCCACAGGCGCGGCGCCTCCGTCCAGGTGTGGTCGTGCTGCTTCGGCTGCAGCCGCCAGTCGTCGTCGATGACGCTGGCCAGCGCGACCAGTGCCGAGAGTGCCACGGCGGCCGGATCCACTCCCATCCGGGCCGCCGTGTCGAACACGAACGGAGCAATGGCTTCCGGCAGGTGTTCGGGCCGCAGCTCGGGCAAGCCGGTCAGATCGGCATCGGCCAGGAAATCCAGCGGGTCGGGCCATCCGTCCGCCGTTGCCTTGGCGTCCGCCTCGGCCTGCTCCCGGTCGGCCTTCGTTTTCTGGTCGGCCTGCTCCTGCCACAGCTCGCGGATCAGCTCGGGATACCTGCCGAGGCCGTCCGGAAATAGGCCGGCCAGCTCGATCGCGTGTTCAACGACCCATGCCTGGTGACGGAATGCCCGCACGCACAGGCCCACCCGCACCCGTAGGTCCTGCAGGTCGAGGCTGTCCCACGGCCCGGTCACGAAGCCCCGGGCCGCGCTCGGCAGGGCGCGCCACAAGAACAACAGGTGATCCGGCCAATGCTGCGTGCTGGCGTCCGGAGCAGCCCCCAAATCTGGGGGCGGCGGCGCGTGGCCGTTCGCCTTGCCGTTTCGGTAAGGCTGCGGTTGGTCACTCATGGGCGCGTCCTTTCATGGACGGCACCCGCATGGCCGAAGGCGCGCGGCGCGCGTTGCATGGCACGGCGTCCGTGCCATAAGGTGCGCGAAGCCGCCCCCGGGCCCATCCGGGTGCAGTCTGTTTCGGAACCCGCCCCACCAGCCGGCAAGCAGAGGGGGCGGGTTTTCCGTTCCCAGCCTGCGGCTTACGCGGCGTTCCTGCAACCGCCTCATTTCGCCCGCGCCCGGTCGGCCAGGCGCTCCAGCACCGCGCGCTGCTTCGCCGTGATCCGGCCCTGACGCGCCACGCTGGCGACGAAGGCGCATTCCCAGGCACTCAGCAGCGCCGGACGTGACCGCGCCATCTCGACAAGAGACATCCAGTCCCCCGGCGCGCGGTCCGGTGCGTCGCAACAGACCGTTGGTGCCAAAATCAACTGGCGCCAGGTGATCCCGCGCGCTTCCAGCATCCGGCTTGCGGCCGATGCTGCGGCCACAACTTCGCCAGGCACGGGTGAGGCTAACAGGCTCAAAACCGACACCAGCCGTTCGGCCTCGCGCGGCGGTAGGAGCTGCGTGCTCACGGCTCGGACGGATAGCCGAGCTGCAGCGCCGGCACCCGGTAGCTTGCGGCGACGGCCGCGAGCACCTTGTTCGCCGATACCAAAGCAAAATAGCCTTCCTCACCGTTGATCGTGCAGGTCGCCACCTGCGATGCGGCCATGACCAACAGGACCGCTGCGCTGCGCGTGCCGAACGCGAGCTCGACGCTTTCACGGAACGGCCTGATCAGGTCGTTGATCAGCTTCACGTCCTCGTCCGTCAAAGCGTAGTCCGCGAGCCGTTCCTCTAGTTCCTCGTCGTTCATGCCGGCGCCCCCGTCATGTTTCCCGGTTGCGTGCCGGTGAGCTGCGGCCCTCCGGTCTGCGGCGCCTGGCGCGGCTCGTCCATGCCGGGCGCCGAGCTCGGCGAGTAGCCCCAGCTCTCCCGGCATTCGTTCGGCGTGATGATGCCGTGCGACAGAAGCACATTGTCGGCGGCCACCCGCGTTGCCGGGTCGGCCCGCTGCAGGCCGCTCATGTCGAGCTGCAGGGCGAAGGTCGCGCCCGTGGTAGGACCGAACACGCTCGCGTTGAACGCGGCTTCGAACCGCGTCACCCAATAGTGCAGCGTCGTGTTGGCGAACAACGTCTGCGCTTCCTTCGCCGCCGCCGCCTGCATGTTTGCCCAGTCGCCAATGAGGATCGGCGGCACTCCGAACAGCCTCGCAACGTCAATCACGCTCCACACTCGCGAGGCCAGCAGCTCGGCATCGCGTGCGGACACGGCCGAGAACGGAACGAAATCAAGTCCGTCCTGCAGAACCAACGTTTTTCCGGCATTCAACGCGCCGGTCATCGTTGCGGTCACGCGCGCCTTGATGCGGTCGAGCTCGTCCTCGGCGTGCCGGCCGGAAATCCGGAGCACACCGGACGGCCGCGCCGAGCGTTCGAAGCTCGCGCTTGATGCGAGGTCGGCGGACTGCGCGTGTCCGATCGTCGTTGCCGCACGCTGCAGGCGCGACACGCCGACATACGGGCTTGTCTCGCACCGGTCCCGCAGGTGCATGACTTCCGACGCGAGGTAGCGCACCGGCGGACGGCCAGGCCACGACACGTCGTAGACCGGCGCACCGCTCGCCAGCACGCGCACGGACACCATGCCCCACGGCACCGGCATGGCGGACACCAGGCGGCCCGCCTGGTCGTGGTCGAGCACGGCCACCGCGTTGCCGTGCACCAATGTCCACGACACCATGAGCTCGGCGAACTCCGGCCAGGTCTGCACCGCGTTCGGTCGCTGCAGCACGCGGTTGGTGGGGTGCGTCAGGTTCTCGACGCGTCGGCCGGTGCCGTCGACGGCGTACAGCAGCGGCGTCAGCGATCCCACCTGGCCGGACGTATAGTTAATAGACGCGGCGACGGCGGCCAGGCCCTCGGCCCGCTGGTGCTGTCCGCCATAGGGCGCGGCGCCGAGCAGCCCCCATGACGGTTCGTAGCGCCTGGTCTCGCGCTCGCCGCGGCGGAACAGGCGGTCCGTCAGCCTACCCATCGCATGAGCTCCAACAGGCGCGCGCGGCGCGCGTGCGCGTTTGCGTAGGCGGCGGACCGCGCCGTGACGGTCGTTTGCCCGTAGGCCGGCCAGGCGGACACGAGGCTGATCTCGACCAGCTCGACGGCCCGCAGCTCTCGCGTGTCCGCCGCCGGCCACGCCTCGTCGAGCACGCGAAATCCGAAACTCATACCGCCGGCCAAACGGCTTTCAACCATCGCCAATGCGTCGGCGCCTACCGTGGTGTTCGGCACGTCGAAATCGAATGCCAGGCCACGGCCATCTTCCGAAAGTCGCAGGCTGGCATTGGATGTTCTCGCAAGCACCTTGTCGTGCCGGTGATCCATGAGCGCCAGCACGTCGTGCCGTGGATCGCGCAGCGTGGCCGCGAACGCACCAGCGCGGATGGTCTCTGTTGTGCCGCCGATCTGCGCCGGCGTGGCGAAAGTTGCAGCGTAGCCCTGCAGCTTTCGGCCGGTAGCGCGCAGCTCGGCACCGGCCGCGCGCAGCTCGATGCCGTGCGCCATGTCAGGGTGCGGCGATGTCGGTGATCGCGGCGAAGCTCTCCGGGTGCCGCACCGCGATGTCGACGGTCATCATTGCCCTGATTTGAACGTTTCCTTTTGCGTATGCTGTGCTTTCGAAAGGATTTACCAAAATATCCAATTCGCTCCACAAACCAATTAGCAGGTCGCTCCAATTTCCATAGATCAGGCTTGAAAGGTTGCTGCCGGCACCCTTCGTGCCGTTGCTCGGCACCAGGTTGGTGAACGCGGTTGGGATGCCCTGGAAAACCGTGGCGACGCCGTAGGGCCGCGCCTGCGTGTCCTTCAGCTTCGAAGCTGCACGCCTCACCTTTGTATTGGTGAGGAAGCCGAGCGAACCCGTCTCGGCGTTGGCGTCCGCCACCTGGCCGATGAGGTCCGACACCGCGTCGAGCGTTAGCGCCCCGCCGGTCGCGCCCATGACAACGCTGCCGATGCCAACCACCTTGAGCACGCCACGCGGCTGGTTTGCGGCGCCGCTGCCGTTGACGGCGGCGAGGTCGAGCTGTTCGCCGAGCGCCAGCGACATGTCATCGCGCGCGAGCTGTTCCACGTCCGGCGATGACTGCAAAACCATGTTTCGCGACCATTCGCTGATCACGCCTGCATGTTTCGGCATCATCGTGATCTGATCAAACTCCGGATCGGCGGTCGGCAGCGCGCTGTTCTCGGCAACCCATCCGGCAGCGACGCTCGCGGTGCGGCGCGGGATCGACAGGTTTCCGCTCAGGCCGGACAGCACGCGGGCGCCGAGGCCATGGATGGCCGAGCCGTTGCGAAGCCTGTCAATGAACAAGTCATGCCGGAAGTCGGTGCCGATGAGGTTGCCACCGGGTCCGCCGGCGGGAAGCCCGGTTGTCTGCACGCGTTGCTCGACGGACGCCGGCGCGCGCATTGACCAGAAGATGCCTTCGCACTTCCGGCCGGACCGGCGCGACAGCTCGTCGGACATTTCGCGTGCGCGACAAGCGCCGGCATCGGTGAGGCCCATGCCGCCCCGGATCGCGTCGAGCACGCCGACGCGCGCCAGTTCGGCGTCAAGGCGATCGTCGCCGGTGCCCACTGGCGCGGCGTGCGCCCGGCGGTCGAGTTCCTCGAGCCTGGCCTGGCGCTGGCCGGCGGCCTTGATGCTGTGCGCCTCGCCGTCGAGACGGTCCCACTCGGCCTGGTCGTCGCCGAGGTCGCCGGCGGGATGCGCGGCGTGCAACGCCGACATCCGGTTGCAGATGTCGTCATGCCGGGCATTGAGCGCGGCGGTTTCACGGGAGGACACGGCTGGTCTCCTTCACTGCGGGTTGTCGATGTGGACGTGCACAAGCGGCGCCGGCGCGCGGTCGATCATCTGTCCGGCGATCGCCTGCAGGTCGAGCGTCACGACGGCACCGCCGACGCGCGGATGGTCGGACGTGGTGGCGTTGAAGGCGGCGTCGAGCGACGGCACGAACTCCATGCTTCCGTCCGGCCACCACACCAGGAACCGTTCGAAGTGCCGATTGGCGATGCGCCATTGACGGAACGCCCGCTCGCGCAGCCACGCCACTTGGCATCGCCAACCGCTGAAACCGTCGTAATCCGGTGCGCTCATGATGCGCACCGCCTCGGCGCGTATCTCCGCTGGCGTCAGGCCAGGCGCGCGCAGATACGCCGCGTCGGCCCGCTGCGCCTCGATCTTCGCCCAGGTGGCAGCATCCCACGACAAGATGCGTTCGTGGTCGCCGTTCTCGGAGTAGGCCTCGCGGAACGCAAGCGCAGCCCAGCACATGCCGTAGGCGGCGACTTTCGCCACCGGCTTGGATGCCGTCGGTCCGGCGCGCTCGCTCAACAGCCGTAAGGCGGTCAAAAACGACAGGCCGTACAAATCGAACGGCAGGGCGGGATAGGGAAACATCCCGCGCTTCTTCATCTGTTTTTGATAGTTGGTTTTAACAAGCGTGATCGTCTCGGCCTCCGCCGCACCGACCTCGGCAAAGTCGAGCGTCACGCGAGGAACGTGCGCTACTCTTTCTTTAGCTTTGGACGCGACGGGTGCACTGGTCATGCATGACGCTACACAGACAAGCCACCCAAAATCAACGGTAACTGTTATACTGTGAACGCACCGAAAGTAATACGTATCGGTTCCGGCGCGGTCGACGCCTTGTATACTGCCATGATCGCGGCGATGAGCGGGTCAACGCGCCGTCCGCTCGATGCGTATTCCTTGGAAATCTTCCTGTTCCCACTTGGATCGGTCAGAACGTGCGCGTTCGAAACGGCCCACGTCAGCAGGGGTGAATCAACGATCAGCCCGGCATTCAGAACCAGCGTCTCGAAAGCCGAGGTTGCCGGTCCCATGGACTGGAAACCCTGCCCCATACCTTCAAGCACCGGCAGCAGTCCGACCGACTCTGCGTCCTGCCTGAAGTTTTCCAGCATCCACCGATCTGCGCAGATGCACTCTACATCGTATGGGGCGATGATCGTCCGGATGCACCCGGCGACGAAGCGCCGGTCAATCGCACGTCCAGGCGTGGGAATGACGAAACCGGCGTCGACCCATGCTTTGTAGGGCACCTGGTCGGTGCGTTCCTTCTCGTCTACTTGCTGCGCCGGGATGAACCCCCACACCTGCAGGTGCCCGCTGTCAGGATGGAACAGCGCGAACGCCGTCAAATCGCTGGTCGAGCTCAGGTCAAGCGCGCCGATCGCACGCGCCCCGTGCAGCTCGCCGGCGTCGAACGGCCTGCAGCACCGGGCCCAGTCAAGCGCGGCGACGAACCTGGCGTCCGCCGCCACCGGCCGGTTGAGCCGCAACAGCTCGTACGACGCCTGGCGCGCCGGGATGCGCCGCGCCTGGTCGCGGGCGTCGCGCAGCTCGGCCAAGCTCAGGAAATCACCGGCGGCCGGATTGGCGGCCGCCATCGCCTCGTCGCTGTCCCATAGCAGCTCGGGCGGTGCCGTCCAGATGAACGGCAGGAACGACGGGTCAACGTGCTTGCCGGCCAGCACCGCCTGGCCTTCGTCCCACCACTCGCGCATGACGCTGTGCGGGTCCGGCGACGTGGTGCTGATCACGATGCCCAACGGCTCGGCTACCGCACCCTGCGCCGTGGTGAGCGCGGTCAGCAGGTCACGGGCACCGGCACCCCACTGCGCCAGCTCGTCGGCGATCCACACCACCGGGCCGAGCCCGTGCACCCGCTCGGCAACGGCGGCGAGCGCGCGATACTCCGAGCCCGTAACCACGTCCCTGGCATCCTTATGGAAGCTGCGGAGCAGGACGCGGGCGGCCAGGCCAAGCGCCAGGTCGGCCGTGACGAACGCGGCGATTTCGGCATGGATCAGCGCGGCTTGCGCGCGATCGGCACCGGCGCTCACCACCTGGCCGCGCGGCACCGCCTCCGGTCCGGCGAGGAAAAGTAACGCAATCGCAGCAATTAATTGAGTTTTGCCGTTCTTTCTGCCGCAGCTCACCAGGCACCGGCGGACGATCCTGCGGCCGTCAGGGTCGGTGCGGAGGATGCCGCGCACGATGTCACGCTGCCACGGCCGCAGCCGCAGGCGGCGCCCTGCGTCGCGCCCCCTGGTGATTCGGAGCCGTTCGATCCACGCGCACGCCCGGTCGGCCCGGTCTGGAATGCGGTCGATAGCGGCCAAGAGGCGGTTGCCGCCGGCCCTCGGCCCGTGCACCGGCACCGCGCCACGGCCACGGGCACCCATTAACCCAACCGGCGGTTAATTCTGCGGCGAGGCCCACACCGGTCGCGCACCCACGCCCCCGCAATGACCCCCGGGGATGGGTCCGGGCCAGGTGCACCGGGCCCCGTCACGGCACCCGCAACGAGAACGTGGCACGGGTGCGCATCCGCTCGCGCAACCACGCGCTCGTCTTGATCGCCTCGGGCGTGGTGCGCCTGGTCGGCGGCGTGTCGAGCCACAGCGCGCAGATGTCACCCACTGGCAGTCGGCCGGCGCGATGGTCACGGCACAGCCGGTCCTGCACCATCGCCACGGTGGCGCGCTGCTTCGCCGACAGACGGCGCTCGACCCGCTTCGGGTAGTGGGTGAGCAGCAGGCCGGCCAGCGCCAGGCCGTGCTCGGCCTCGGTGCCTGGCTGGTGAATGAAGATGAACGGCGCGCCCTCAGTGCACGTCATGGCGTGACCTTCCACCAGTGCCCGGGATCGCGCGGAACGCCGGCCACGTCGCAGCCCCGTGCACGTGCACTTGCCCGGCCGCGCCTGGCGTTGTGGCAACCGGCGCACAAGGCGCGAAGGTTGCTCTGCACGTCCTCGCCGCCGAGGCGGCGGTCAACGATGTGGTCGGCCGCGACGGACCGCTTGCCACAGCCTGGCGTCGCGCACACCGGGTGCCGGCGGACGCACTCGGCGGCCAGGGCGCGCCAGCGGCGGGTGCCGTAGAACCTGGACTCGGTCATGGCGGCGGCGGGTCGCCGTCGATGGTTTGCCCGTTTTTCGGTTTGGTTTTCCTGACGGGCTTACCGGGCAAACCACGCGCCTCGCGCAGCCTCACCCGTGCCGCTGCATAGGCTTCCCGTGCCACCCCGGCCGGCAGTGCCGCCGCCGCACCCACGGCCGCCACGGCCTGCAGCAGTGCCGCGAGGTCGGCCGTCTCGACGGGCACCAGCGCCGGCACCATCGG